GGCATCTGACGCTTGGAACGGCATTACAGGATGTCTTGGAAGGTGTAGTCGTAGAGGCTGTCAGGGATGATGCGGCTGATCTGCTGCTGTTGGCCGCGCTCCATGTCCTTCATGATGGAGACCTGAGCGGCACCCTCTTGGAACTTGGCCTGCGCCTTTGCGTACTGGCGTGAGTATTCGAGGAGATCGCCTTCGGTGTAGGCCAGTAGGGCGTTCTCTACTCCGCGCAGCTCGAAGTCGCTGTCGTTGGAGATGGCCGTGGATTCTCCGAACTGGCGCATCTGGGACTGCTTCTTTCCCAGGATGAAGAGTGTCCCGTCGGTGTTGGGTGTTGGGACGAGTTTGATGCGTGGGACACCGGCTTCTCCGTAGGAAGCCCCGATGATGCGGGTCCAGTTGACGAAGTTACCGGGGGTGGACTTGCGGGAGTCCACGTTGTTCCAAGTGTTTGGATCGAGCTGGAAGAACGAGACCCATTCTGCGGCAGGGATCTCGATGCCATCGGTTTCGCCGGTGACCGTGAACCGTGCGGCGACCGGGAAGTCGAGGAACATGTTGTACCCGGACCCGGAGGCGTAGGTGGCGGTGACGGTTTGGTCGAGGGTGACGAGTTCGTTGCCTTGGCTGACTGATCGGGAGATGACTCCGAGGGTATCGTTCCAGAGGCACGAGTCCCAGATCATCGAGTATCGACGGATGCAGAACTTGTTGGCCAACGTGATGGTGGCCGAGTCCGTGAACGAGAGTTTGTCGCAGGCAGCCTGCGCTACTTCGGAGGGTTTCATGCGAGGACTTCTTGAAGAGTCATCGTGCAGGAGGTTCTGGCTCGATTGAAATTATTTGGACCGGAGGTTACATCATCTCCGCACCTATTTAGATTGATCCCGCAAACTATGCCTCCAGCACCTGCCGAAAACACGTTGATTGCGTAAGTGTTTGAACCAGATGAAGGGGTCGTGTCGTAAAAACTAATGACCGTATTTGTGATTCCAGTAAAACCTTGGTCTGATTGAAAAACAGGGGCGATTCCATACAGGCTTGATCCATTTGAGTTGGATCCAATTTCGGTTCCGTTTCTGGTCAATCTGAACACTCCTCTATCAGCATTTGTAGCGAAGTAATTCAAAACGATGGTCACCAAAATTTTGGACGAAGAAGACCTCGGGGTAATTGAAGCGTTGAGATCGGTAATCTGAGTGCCAGACCCAGTATTGACTGCCGTGTAGCTGTTGATTCCTTGGAATATGGTCTGAACGCATTGAGGGAAAAACTGGGCCATCGTGGCCGACCTCAATTTGTTGGAATCGTTCTGGTCCCTGATGAGTACGGTGTCGTTCGAGTAATCGATCGTGGCTGCCGTGATGTTTGGCAACGTGACGTTATTCGAGTTGATCGTCAGGACATCGGTGTTGGCGTTTCCGATGGTGGTATCGGCGTTCAGAGTGGCGTTTCCGTTGGCCGTGATCGAAGTCACCGTGGTTGCTCCGGTAACGCCGAGCGTTCCACCTACTGTGGTGTCGCTCAGAGCGTCAAGTTCAGCGACTTGAGACAGTCCACTGACGGTGAGCGTGGAAGAGGACAATGATCCGAGGACGCTGGCTCCGGTGACGTTCAGAGTTCCTGCTACGACGGTGTTTCCGGTAGCTGCCGCGACCGTGAACTGGGTGCTGTTGACCGAGAAGTTTCCGGTCACTCCGAGCGTCGTTCCGACCGTGGCAGCACCGCTTGTTGAGAGGCTTGAGAGCGACGTGGCACCGGTGACTCCGAGGGTTCCTAGGACGGTGGTATTTCCGCTCGTGGCATTGACGGTGAACCTGTTGGTATTGACCGAGAAGTTGCCGGTGGATGACAGGGTTCCAGGCACGGACAGGTTGCCTGTGACGCTGAGTGCGCCTCCGATGCTTACGTTGCCGCTCGTGGTGAGCGTTGAGAGATTGGTCGCCCCGGTGACTGCGAGGGTGCCGGTGCTGGCCACTCCTGCGGTCGAGAGCTGGAGCGCGGAATCGTTGCCACCGCCGTCGCTGATGGTTCTCAGGGAACCGCTCAGGACAGCGTTGTCGGTGGTCTTGAGGAGCGCGGTGTAGGTGGATGCTACGGAGCTTCCGGTGAGTGGAGTTCCCATACTATTCTCTTGGAGGTAGTGCGTACCAACCCTCGCTGATTGTCACGCGGTTTCGGCTTCGGATGACCTTCCCTTCGGCGTCTTTGGCCCAGACGTGGGCTTTGACGTTCTCAGCCAGTCGGACGGGTTGACCTGGTGGAACCATCACCACTCTTGTCGGGCTGCAACCCGGCAGCATCAACGCGAGCAAGGAGGCGAGCAGTGAGGGTTTTGTCCGTTTGTCCGTCTTCAAGGGTTTGGTCTTTCTGTTCGAGGATCTTGTCGAGCGCGGCCTTCATGAGGCCCTGACTGATGCTTAGAAGCGGGTCCATGGATGAGTTTGGTGTGGAAGTAGACTGCCCACGAGAAGATTCCTGCGAGGCCGCAGTTGAGGATGATTTCCGATAGTGGAGGTGTCGATGCGGTCAGGCAGTTGAAGAGTGCGCCTGCGGCTGTTGCCGTGAGTGATGCGCGTAGCATGATGCTTCCTGTCAGCGGCCATCGTTTGACCACTCCGTCTGACCGATAGAGGAGGATCATGAAAGCAGAAACGCCAGCGGTGAGGATTCCGCTGGCGATGACATTGACCACTGTGAGTGGGTTCATGGTTTTGGTCCGAATCTGCTTAGGATGTATTCGACTCCGTGTAGGCCAAGGAAGCCCATGATGAACGCGGCGGCGTACTGGGTGTTGCTGTTGCCGATGTTCACGAGATCGACCACTACTGGTGTGAGGTAGTTGGCCGACAGAGTGCCTGCGAGGAGCGAGGTGATGGTGGTGAACCAGTCTTTGTGACCGTCCTTCTTCATCATCACCAAGCTCCCTGCGAAGCCTGCTACGAGTAGGCCAATGTTGATGCCAAGCTCTCGTAGCGTGTCCTTCACTTCTGGTCCTCCTTGCTCGCGTCCTGAGCCTTCAGAGCGGTGAACATGGCACCGGCACCACCGACAGCGGCGGCGATGGCACCGCCCATGTCACCGGCGATTGCCTGCTTGATCGCAACGCTGAGAGCGGCCAGCAGGACGGCAACGCCGCCAGCGGTTGTTTTCCAGTTCTTCATTCGGGCTTAGGTTGAGCGGCTTGGATGATGATGTCGGCCAGCGGGACGCCAACCTTCGCGTTGGCATATCCACCGGCTTTGATTGCGATGTCGATGAGCTGGAGGAGGCTATTGGCCTGCTCCTGAGTCAGTTCAATGTGAATCATGCGGCGGGAGCATCGGCAACCGGAGCGTCGTCGGCAACCACAACCGGAGCGGGCGGAGCCCACGGCAGCGGCAGCACCACCACGGGCGGGTTGATCTGGTTGGCAATCTGGAGCGAGACGTTGGCCTCAATCGCAGCCTGATCGACCCCGTTGGCGAAGCACCAGCCGAGAACCTGCTCCTGCGTCAGATCAGGATACGGCGTGAAGTTCTCGGTAGGAGGCGCGAACGACGCGCTGCCGTAGCAGGTGCCGTTGTAGGTGCCATCGGTTCCGTTGCAACGCCAGTCGGCGGTGATGACGACATCGGTGTAGGAGCCTTCGACGGGCTTGCAGAGAAGGCGTTCGATGATCCAAGAGATGTTCATATTAGGCGTTCTTCAGAGCGTTGACTTCAGCGGCCAGTTCCTGAATGGCTTTCACCAGCACAGGAATGAGGTCTTGGCGAACAGACTTGTAAGGAGCCTCGCCTTCAGGAGCAGGATCATTCCACTTGTCCACAAGCTGCGGGAACACCTGTTCAAACTCCTGAGCAATGAAACCCCTGTCGCCTTTAATGTTCTTTCCCTTGCCTTCCTTCCAATCGAACTTGCGCGGCTTAAGAGCGAGAATCGCACCGAGGCCAACGTCAATGTCCTGCACGTTCTCTTTGAAGCGAGCATCGGAGATGGCCGAGATGGTCGTATTTGTGGCGAACACGGTGCCGCCCATTCCAACATAGAAGCGAGCAGCGGCAGCTCCAGTGGAGTATGCGTACCAAGTAATTGTAGCATCGGTCGATTCTGATCGAGTGGATACTGCTCCACCGGCAGGCTCAATTTGAAAACCAACAGTAGTTGAACCAACAGCCGTCTTCCCCACCAACAAATTCCCACTCGCATCCAGCGTCATCGCTGGATTCCAAGTTATTACTCCATTGACAGCTCCTGAAGTTGTCGAAGTACCCCAAACGTGCTTTCCAGTCGTTTGATCGTAGTAAGTCGCGTAATCTGCGTTAATGAACTTGTACGAACCATCGTTGTAGAAGTTGTTCCCAACGAATGTGTCACTTCCGGTTACAGTCAGGACCAACCTAGATCCAACCTGAAGCGACTTGAATCCAGCACCCCACGCACTCGGCGTAACCCCCACGCCGACGTTGCCGGAGGAGTCGATGGTAACCTTCATAGTTCCATCATTTCCTGAGAAAGTCAGGATGTTGTTTCCAGCAGATCCGATCCATCCACCAAGCTGGTTCGCACCATTCTTAACACCAATCGCAAATGCATTATTCGGATTGAACAGCGCACGAGTGTCAGATCCTCCGTTTCCAATCTCCAATTTGTAGGTGGAAGGTGTCGCCCCCACGCCCAGCCCCGTGGAGTTCAAAGTCATGGCGGTGCCAGCGACTCCGCCGACGTTCGACCAAGTGGCTACGCCGGACACATCAAGACGATACCGCTCCGTCAGCGTTGATCCGCCAGTCTGGGTGGTAAAAAACGCAAGATCAGATCCGGTTCCGGTTGCCCCGTTGACATAGTTCCGAATCTCGCTGTTGCCGCCCGAAAACGAAGTGTTCTCAAAACGGAACGCAGAATAAACAGATCCACCAACGCCATATGCAAGTCGAGCAGCAACAGCGGTGCCATTGACTGTGCCGGTGACGTCCAAAGGATAGAGCGGAGTGGCTTGAACAATACCCACCCGATTGTTCGCGCTGTCCACCTTCAGAGTGCTGGTATCCACCGTCAGATCTCCGGTGATCGTGGCGGAGGCGAGCGTGGCGGTGCCGGATGCGCCGAGGATGTTGTTGATGCTGATCTTCTTGGTCGTGCCAGAAGCCGCCATGAATGGATCATTGACATCAACGATAGGTAGAACATCGTTGGCCGGATCAGCCGCTGTAAGGGCTGATAATGCTGTGATTTTCGTATCTGCCATATCAGTAAACGGTTAGAATGAATTTGTCTGATGCTTCTGTCAAAAGACTGATCGGAAGTGTTCCTCCCTCAAGAGTCATCACATCGTAAATGCCTTCCGATGCAACTATGTATACCACCGGATCTCCGGGGTCGAACTCAAGGACAAGCTGGTCAGCAAGGTCTTCGGTAGCAAGAACCCGGCGAATGATCGGAGGATCGATCGGAGTGACGCCACCGCCACCCACCGATGCCAACCGAGTTCCTAGAGCCAGGGTAGTCACGGGTCATCAGGACTGGATCACACCATTCGTGGCCCACACCACACCGCTTGAAAGCTGGAAGCTGTTGATCGGGGCTTGAATCGTCACACCTGCCGGGATCGTCACGGTCGAGAAGGTTCCCACGATGTTCGCCCCGCTGATGCTGGAGATCACGGTCGGAGCCAGGAACGTCAGCGCAACGAACGGACCGGTGTAGCTGGCCGTGTCCTGCACGAGTCGGCCACCGGCGACTCCCATCGAATACTGAATGGCTTGGTTTGATACGTCGCTCATATGTCCCAAATCTTCCGAATCTGATTCTTGGTGAAAGTACTCTCGAAGCGCGAGCCCTGACGGTCTTCCATGCGACTGAACCCGCGCTTCACATGATCCTTGAGTTCGGCCTCGCGGGCAAAACCGGTGACCCCGAAGCGGGCCACCGGCTGCCTCGTCCAGCGTTCCCCTTTGATCACAATGGAATCGGTTCCCATCGGAGCGATATGCTCGATGGTCCGGCCATTGTTCTCGAAGGTGTAGATCGGCATCTTAGCCCTCCATCTCGCTGTCGTATTCCTCGGCCATCTTACGCATGCCTTCTTTGTCCATGGGGCCGGCCATCTCTTTCTTGTCCTCCTTGGACTCGTACTCGGCGGGCATGCCGTTGACGCTACGGATCTCGATGTAGGCTTCTCCGTTGTCGAGCTTCTTCAGTACACCGCGAACATCATCCAGAACAACCTCATCACCGACCTCGGGCATGGCCTGTTCGCCATCCTCCATGTCGGTGGAGAGAGCCTCGATAGGAATCGAAATCATGGGCGCATTGTTGTCAGCCTCTTCGCATCCGCAAGCGGAATGAGAAGGGGCACCACCGATTGCTCGATGATGCCCCTTTGGGCTGACGGCGATCACCATGATGGTGGCCGTCTTGGGTTTCATTACAGCGTGGTCGAGGTCTTCGTGCGATGCACCAGGTACCAGGTCGGGTTGCCGGTGGAACCGGTGTTACCAGCGGCCAGACGGAGGGCAGCGAAGTAGAGCTTCACGCCAACGGTGACGAGCTGGTTCAGCGGGTCGCTCTTGTCCGGGGTGTCGGTGATCACGATCTTCGGGGAGAGCGGATCATCACCGGTCAGGGCAGGGATACCGAACGCCTCGTTGCCGAAGAAGAACGAAGCGATGATGTCCTTGCCGGCGGCCAGACCACCACCCGCAGCGGACGCCTGATAAACGAACTCATCGCCAGCGGTACCGGAGCCGGTGCTGACGAACGAGTTGGTCTGGGTGACGACGCGGCAGCCGTAGATGGAGCCGACCTCGCCCTTGTAGAACGGCTGGCCCTTGTTGCCGTAGTTGGAGGCGTTCAACCAATCGCTGTCGCGCATCAAGTCGCGGGCAACGCGGGGGTCGGTGGCGAGGACGTAGCCGCCATTGATCAGCGGGGCGCGGTTGCGCTTCAGCCGGGTCATGGAGTCGAGGACAGCCGAGGCGGTCATCGTGGTGTTGGCGGCGGTCGTGTCGCTGTTCAGCGCAGAGAAGGTCTGCGTGGTCAGCGTGGCCGGGTTGCCGTACACCTTGATGCCACCGGAAGCGGCAGCGGTGTTACAGGCGTCCGAGTTGTCGAACGTGCCACCACCCTCGGCAGCGGAACCGATGGACGAACCGCTGGCCGTGAGGTTGGAACCGATCAGCGTGTTGCGGATCACCGAGTCAACCCAGAGGGCCATGTCCAGACCGCTGGTCTTGGTGGCCTGCTGCAAGCTGTTGAACAGGTCGGTGGCGCGGAGGATGTCCGTGAGGCCGATGACCTGACCGTACTGCGCGAGGCTCTTGTCGAGCTTGTTCAGCGCGAGAGCGCGGTAGTTCGCGGAGCTGATGGCAGCACCCTCAGAAGCAATGGTCTGAACACTGGCGATGCTCGGGGCTCCGAAACGGAACATCGAGATGGCCTTGTTACCATTGTTCTTGGGGATCGGGGCCTTCATGCCGAACTGATCGAGGATCGTCTCCTGAGTGACGATGCTGAGCAGCTCCTTGCTGAAGTAGTTCTGGAACTGGTTAGTAAGCGTGGTTGAGGTCGTGACTGGCATATTTCAGTTGTGGTTGTGCCTTAGGCTGCTTCCCGGTCGAACTCTCGTGACGCTCGCATGAGTGCCTCCCTCTGCTCCTTGAGGGACAGCCGAGAGAAATCCTTCTCCTCGGCCTTGAGTTGTCCTGCCGGAATGCTCTTCCCAATGGCGGTCTTCTGCTGGAGCTTTTCCAACTGTTCCTTGAGAGCTTTGTTCTCGCTCTCAAGCGACTGAGCTTTGCCAGCGGTATTTTGCAGCTTCATCAGTTCAACCGCATGGACAAGTCCATCCGGCATCCCCGCGAGGAACGGCACACGCTGGATGATCTCAACAGTCCGCTTGTACTCGGCACTCGACTGATCCTTCAACCACGGCTCCTTGTCGGCCAATCGATTGTAGTTGTCAGCCCACTGCTTTGCCATGCGCTCCTGCTGGACCTTCTGCGCCTGCTGGGACGCGGACTTGCGAACCCCCTCGGCCTTGGCTCGCGCTGCCTTGGCCAACTGGGTGTCGCCATCAGCATCGAACTCCTTGGCCGCAGCC